GCCCATGCCCTACTCGGTCGCTACCAACCGAAGTGACTGTTCCGGTTTCGCCGTCGTCAAGGACAGCAACGCTAAGTTGATGGGCTGCCACAAGACCGACGCTGCGGCTCGCCGTCAGATCGCCGCGCTGTACGCATCAGAGGGGGCCGACATGCAGAAGGCAACCAAGACGGACAGCGGCGAGGAATACCCCGCCAAGGCTTACGCCTACGTCCCTGATCCTGAGAAGCCGTCGTCATGGAAGTTGCGGCTCTGGCAGACACCAGAGATGAAGGTCACCAGACGGCAAGTCGGTTTGGCTGTCGCTGCTCTTGGGAAGGGCTACCGGGGGCAGCGTGTCCGCATCCCGGCAGCGGACCTTCCCGCGGTGAAAGCCAACGTGCTCCGAGCGTGGCTGGACATGCACCCTGAGATGGAACGGTCCGATGCCCCACGGGTGTTGTTGGCGAGCCGGATCACAGCCCGTACCCCAGCAGACGAGGTAGGCAAGCGCATCATGGACAAGGACCACGGCGACGGCGGCTACCAGCAGGACGCTATGACCCTGCTGTTGATGGCGTACCGCACGATGCTGGACAAGCCCGAGTGCGAGCCGCTGCTCGGCCCGTTGATGGAACTCATCCACGCCAAGCAGGAGATCATGCTTGACATGCTCGGCATGGAGGTCGTGGACGACGAACTGGACTTCACACCCGGCGGTACCTACGCCAACGTAGAGCAGGGCAAAGGCAAGCGTCGCCGCCAGTACCGCCGAGACGCCGAAATCTCGTTGGAGCGCATCGCCCGTGCATCGTTGAGCCAGTTGACCCAGTGGATGAACGGCTTCGACCTGATGGGCAACACACCCAACGTCGAAGCGATGCGCCAGTTTGTTCGCGCTGAGATCCAGACCCGTGTCTCCAAGGGGGGGCCGATGGTTGTGGAGAAGGCCGACGCGAAGAGGTACACCCTCGGCCCGGTGTACGTCCCCGGCGTGTTGGACGCCCACGGTGAGTTCACCGACGACGACACGTTGCAGGAAGCATTGTGGGGTTGGATGAAGAAGGACGACCGGTCCATCTACCTCCAGCACTCCGAGACGAAAGCCGGAGAGTTCGTTGAACTCCTGACTTGGCCGTTTCCGATCACCGCAGCGATGAGCCTCCCCGGCGAAGACGACAGGGCGTTTGACTTCCCGGCGAACACCCCGTTCATGGGTGTCATCTGGGAACCGTGGGCGTGGGATCTCGTTCAGAACGGTGACCTTCGCGGCTATTCGATTGGTGGCACAGCCCGGCGCATGGAAGCCGCATTGGGCGAACCGGCGCTGGCGTGACCCATCCGGTTATCGCCGCTTGGGAGCAGCAACTCGCTCGCATAGCCGCTCTTGTCGCATCGTTCGACGGTCAAGTTGAGGTCCGGTTGTACGCGAACCGGGGTGCAGTACGCAAGCGCCCGACCATCGTGCTCAACGGTGGCCCCCAACCGGTGGAGGCGGTAACCGTTGCTACACCGGAGGAAGGTGCTATGGTTCCGAACAGGCCGTGATCCTCACGGTCTGGAAAACAGAGGCAAGCCCACGGGCCACATCCAAACGGGTGTGGCCCTTCTGACATTATGGCGAAGAAACTCACAGACTTAGAGATCGTAGAAGCGTCAGGTGTTGACCACCCGGCGCATCTTCACGAGGGGTGGCTTCTGATGAAGAGCCTTGACGAAGTTCTGGATGAGGCAGACTCGCTGATGTCAGATGTTGACTCAACCGACGACACGGGAGGAATAACCGTGAGCGAAGAGACCAGCGTGGAGCAGCCCGAAACCATTGACGAGGCACCTGAGGCCACCGAGCCGGAGACTGTCGATGCGAGTGAAACCTCCGTGGACGTTGTTGAGCGGGAGCCTGTAATGGCATCTGCTGATGACGGCGTTCCCGAAGCGATCGCGAAGCAGATTGACGATCTCCGCAAGCGGGCCACTGATGCCGAGACTCTGGCGAAGGCTCTCCAGCATGAAAGGGCCGTGGAGAAGGCCACCGACCGGGTTGCCGGTTGGTCCTATCTCCCGCAGATGACCGAGGAGTTCACAAAGACTCTGGTGTCGCTGCGTCACGACTCCCCGACCGAAGCCGAAGCCGTTGAGAAGGTTCTTGACGCGGCGAACGCTCTCCTGTCGGAGAACATGACGATGGCTCAGATCGGATCGGATGGCGAAGCAGCCACCGATTCGGCTTGGGAGCAGATCAACTCTTTGGCGAAGGCAGCGGTGAGCGACGGGCAGTTCAAGTCGTACACCGATGCTCTCCAGAGTGTCACGGTCGCCAACCCGAGCCTGTACGAGCAGCACCGAGTTGAAACGGGGAACGCCTGATGGCTTACGAAACTGGATTAGTCACCATAGGGACTCTCACGGCTGCCGCGGATCTTTCGTCGAAGCAGTACCACTTCGTCGTTCTGGCTTCGGCCAGCACGGTGAACGTGGCTACGGCTATCACGAACGCTCCAATCGGCATCCTCCAGAACGCCCCCACTTCGGGGCAGTCGGCGATTGTTGCCGTCTCGGGAGTTTCCAAGGTTGTTGCCGACGGCACATTGGCTGCCGGTAACTTCATCGGGACTTCTGCTGACGCTCAGGCTGACGCAATCAGCCCCGGCACCGACACGACCGTCTACATGATGGGTCAGTGTCTCGGTGCGGCTTCTGCTGGCGAGACGACTGAGATGATTCTCAACGTCACCAATGGCCGAGCGGCTTAGGGAGGACTGAACTATGCCACAGCCAAATCGGAATCAGGTTCACATTGACAGTGTGCTGACAAATCTTTCGGTTTCTTACATGCAGGAGGCTTACGCCTTCGTTGCACCGAACGCTTTTCCGACGGTACCTGTCAACAAGCAGTCAGACCTTTACTTCACCTACAACCAGAGTGACTTCATGCGGGACGCTGTTCAGCGGCGTGCCGATGGTACGGAGTCGGCTGGTAGCGGGTACGGCCTGAGCACATCGACTTATTCAACGGCGGTCTATGCGTTGCATAAGGACATTGGCGATCAGGTTCGTGAGAACTCTGACAGCCCACTCAACCCCGACATGGATGCAACCCGGTTCCTGTCTCAGCAAATGCTGATTCGTCAGGAGCGGGATTGGGCCTCGTCGGCGTTCACGACCGGCGTCTGGGGAACGGACACGACACCGGGCACTCTTTGGAGTGCTTCGGGTTCAACTCCGATCGCCGACTGTCAGACCGGAATAAACACGGTTCTTACGAACACCGGCTATATCTGTAATACTTTGATCGTAAGTTATGCAGTATTTTCAATATTGCGTAATCACAGCGACATCGTGGACAGGTACAAGTATACGAGCGCAGAGTCCATCAACACGGACTTGATCGCCAAGGTGCTTGGTGTAGATCGTGTCATGGTCATGGCAGGCGTCTACGACTCTGCTGCGGAGGGGGCAACCGACTCCTACGCACAGATCGGTGACAAGGACGCCCTCCTTGCCTACGTCGCCCCGAGCGCAGGTCTGATGACCCCAAGCGCCGGGTACAACTTCGTCTGGAACGGAGTTGGCGGCGGTCTGGGTACGAGCACCGCGATCAGCAGGTTCCGCATGGATCACCTGAGGGCCGACCGCATTGAGATTCAGAGCGCATGGGACTTCAAGGTCGTCTCATCGCCTCTGGGTTACTTCTTCTCCAACGTGGTGGCCTAGACCCTCACCTGTTGAGCAAGAACGGCTAGAAGGCCGGGGGTCGGCTAACACCGGCTCCCGGCCTTAGTCAGTTAGGGGCACGAAATGGCTTGGACTTACGGCGGCGACCCAGCGTCTAACGCTCGGGACGCCATCAGGTTTCTGATCGGCGACACCGACACCACCGACCAGTTGCTCAACGACGACGAGATCGCGTGGGTCAACAATCAGGTCACCGGGTCGGACACGGCTACCACGGGGTTGTACGACGCGTCGTACCGGTGCTGTCTGACGATCGCGTCGAAGTTCTCACGCATGGCCGACAAGTCGGTCGGGGATCTGTCCGTCACGATGTCGCAGAAGGCTCATGCCTACCGCGAGCAGGCTGTTGAGTTGAAGGAACTTGCTGGTAGGGCTGGGCTGGTCCCCACTCCGTACCTTGGCGGTATGACGATCTCTGACAGGGACATCGACCGTGACAACTCTGACATGGTGCAACCGTTGTTCTGGCAGGGTCAGTTTGATGACAAGGGCACCACCACTGGCACCATCCAGTATTGGCCCGGAGCGAACTGATGACCGCTTCCAGTATCCAGTTTATGACCGACATCAAGAACGACATGACACCGGACACGGTGACGATTCGTACCACTTCGTCGGTCAACAACTATGGCGAACGGGCGTTCACGGGGGCCACTACCTCGTATTCGGCCTATGTGGAGAAGTCCGACGATGTGATCCGTAACGAGAACGAGGTACGCATCGCCGAATACAAGGTGTTCATCCCTGATGATTCGTTGAACATCAACCCGGAAGACGAGATCACCCTTCCTGCTCCGATCTCCGCGGTTCGTCCGATCATCAGGGTGGAGCGCCGCACCGACAACTTCGGGCAACAGTGTGTCGTTGTGTTCTGCGGAAGGAACTAGCGTGGCTAGCAAAGCGTCGTTCAGTCTGGACATGAGCGACTTCTTCAAGAAGGTCAAGGACATTGAGAACCTTCCGAGGACGGCAGCGCGGGCGATCTGGACGGAGGCGCACCGGTTGGAGGATGCGGTCACCGGGTTGGTGCCGGTCGCTACCGGCTACCTCAGGTCCACGGTGGCGCAGGAACCGACGGTTCCTCCCATGACGAACCCGGTGGGGGGAGTGTACGAGACGGCTGTGACAGTCGGTGACGCCGACACGCCGTATGCGAAAGAGGTCCACGAAACAGCAGGCGTTCCGACGAACCGGGGGTTGGCGTGGAACCCGGTGGAGAAGAAGTATTACCAGAAGTCAGGTCAAGGCAAGTTCTTGGAGTTCCCGTTCTTCTTCGCGGCTCAGGGAATGGAGAAGCGGCTGATGCGAGACATCCAAGGTGAACTCCGGTGAGCGTTTTGGATGAGGTCGGCACCTACCTCGCAGCGACTGTTACGAACGTAACATTGACGTTGGGCACCAACCTGTTCCTTGGTCGCCTCCCCGACGACCCCGACACCTGTGTGTCCGTTCAGGAAACCGGCGGTCAGGGTCCGATGAACACCATGTCGAACAACTCGGCCCCGGTCATTGAACAACCTAACGTCCAAACCCTGATCCGGGCGGCATCGTATTCGACAGGTCGTGCTCTGGCAAAGGACGTGTTCGACAAGATGAACCTCGTCACGAACGAAGACCTGTCCTCCACCCGGTATGAACGCATCCAAGCGATCCAGTCGCCGTTCCCGATCATGCGGGACAGTCAGGACCGGGCGGTGTTCTCCATCAACTTCACCTGCCAGAAGACGATCTCGTAGATGCCTGATGAACGACGCCGCCTATGCCGAGCAGTTCGTACCGGAAGCCAAGCGGGTAACCCGCCTCAAGGTCCGGTGCGGGAACTGCGGACGGTTGCTGGCCGAACGGGTGACAGCACCGTGGACGATCAAGTG